CGGTCCGGGAGTACCTTGCTTCAGACGAGTTCTGCGCACCGGACGCACCTCCTGGGGTCTTGCCCCAGGAGTGGTCCTTGTTGTGCGCTGCAAGGAGACTCCTCTCCATCCCCCCTGGGGACCTCTCGACGGTCGTAGTTGTCGTCCGCGAGCCCGGACTCAAGGCCAGGGTTGTGACTAAGTCACAGCCTTGGTTGTTGATCCAGGGCCACGCGGCGCGTCTGCGCCTGTTGAAGGGTCTCAAGAGGGATCCGTGGGTCGCTCCTGTTCTCCGAGGAGACGGGAAACATCTAGACCGGTTTACCGGTTCGGAAGTTCTCGTTTCTTCGGATCTCAAGAACGCCACGGATCTCATCCCCCTCGATCTGATTGGGGCCCTCGTTGAGGGCCTTTGCAGTTCGGGGAGGATGTTGGAAGAGGAGATGTCCGGCCTTCGCGCGTGTTCCGGGCCGCAAAAAGTGCGGTGGCCCGTCGGGATTCGTCCCGACGGCGTCGAGTTCGAGCTTACGTCACGGGGAATCCTTATGGGACTCCCCCCGACTTGGGCTCTCCTCAACATCTACCACGCTTTTGCGGTCACGGAGGCTGCCGTCCGGTCCCTTCCACGGGGACCGGGGGCAGCCCCTTTAAGTGTCCGTCTTTGCGGGGACGACGCCCTACTTGCCTGCAGTCGTGAGACTGCGGACAGGTATGACGAGATCCTCGCCTGGACGGGTGCTCGGCTCTCGCCGGGCAAACACTTTAGGGACTCGCGCTCTCGGCACGACCATCAAAGAGGCGTGTTCTTGGAAGATTTGGTGACGGTGGTAGCCGAATGGGCAGGTGGGGACACGCGAGTGACCCCCACCTTGACCTTGGCTAGCCTCGTCTTCCCGACCGAGGGCCTCCATGTGGGTGCGACGCAAGTCGTCCCACCGGGGACCCTCGTGCGGTCTGCGGGCCGAGTCGTCGAAGCTCTGGTAACAGAGTCTCGCCGGCTCGAGCCGTGGACTGCATCGTACGACCAGGTGGAGAAGCTTTACGCGGTTCAGATGACCCTTTGGGGTCACCTGTTGCGGGCTTGTCCTGGTGGTTTCGCCGTCCTCCCCACAGTGTGGGGGGGGTTGGGGTTCATCACCTCTCGCGGGCACCACCAGAAAGTGGGCCGTGTCGCTTCTCGGTTTGTCCGGAAAGCGATGGCGGTCCAGCTAACTGGTGGTCGCGAGACCTGGTCGATGTTTGTTCGGGATGTTTCCTGTTCCGCGGTCGCAGAGGACGTTGCGGGCCTGTTGGCCCGCGTCCCCTTCGCACGTGGTTTCAGGAAACCCAAAGGTGTTTGGGGCAAAGGTGCCCCCTGGTACGACTGCGGCCCGATCGACGAGTTCTTCGCCGATCAGTCCGTTCTCTCAGCCCAGCTGCTCTCCTTCTCCATGCCACTTTCGTGGTTGGGGGTGGAGGAGCAGTCGCTGGGAGCTTTTCGTACTAGGGTACTTCGGCTTCGCCAGCGCCTTATAAAGGCGTGGCCCTCGGTCCGCCCGATCCGCAAGGATCGGCTGGTCCGGGACCTGGTGAAGCCCCTTTTCCCTCACATCTTTCTTCCGGGAACACCGGACCCCCGCTTCCCTGGCACCTTTGGGGTGCCATGGATAGCAGGGGACAGAGATCAGAATAGG